CTTACAGATAATACTTCATCATTATCTGCACTAATTGTAGCAATATAAGGTAGTTTTATACCTGTTTCTTCATCATTTTGGTCTTTATCTGGGTATTCTTCCAGATCTAAATAACAATGGCACTCATATAAAATGACTTCTTCACTATCTCCAGCAGGTTCCCTGCCTTCAATTTCGTTATAAGCCTCTTTTACATCATCCGATTCTGTATTTTCACCTTTCGGTATATCCATATCACGATAAAAACCAGTTACTTGTAACTTACGTAACTCATTTTTAGACATTTTTATGATATGGGTTATCCGTTCTGCTGAAGCTAAATCAGTTGCAGTGTAAGGTGCGACCACATCTTCGGCTGGTACAAACTTACTTACTGGTCTGCCAAGTACATCATCGCGATAAACCTTTTTAAAAGCACTACCAGAAAGTCCAAGGTAATATAACATCTGGTCATATTCTGGTTCATACTCTTCCATCTCATACATAATTTGATAATTCATGTAATCTTGCACACGTTTTGCCTGTGCTTCTACTTCTGGATTAGCTTCACCAATAATATTACTTTTGACTGGACCACTGCTAGGTAACATCTCTTTATATGCACCAGCTTGAAACTGCGTTACAGCTTCATTAAGTATCGGGTGGATTACACCTGTAGCACCATCAAAAGGTTCTGTGCGAGTTTCATACTTTAAACCAAGCAGCTCTAAACCTTTTGTATAAGTTTCTACCCACTCATCGCGGCTAGTTTTATCATCATCAACACTCTCAGATACATAAGTAGCTATTTTACCTAATGTATCATCACTTAAAAATTCTGCTAAATTATCATAAAAGTTATCTGGCTCTTCCCCTAATGGCTGGTCATCTTCGCCAAAAATAACCTCTGCACCGCCATCTTCTGTTTCTTCTTCTGTAATTATTTCTAATTCTTGTTCAACTAAATTATCTTCTAATGCACTAAATGTATCATTAGGTGCTTGTAATAAACTGCGGTCAATATTGCTTGGACGGGGGTTAATTGCCATTAGTAATATATCCTTTGTACAGGAACAGATTCTTCTTCCTCATAATCTTCGGGATGTTGTATAAAACCGCCTTCTCTAAATCTACGAAGAGCTTGGGTAACTGTATCAACATAATCATCATGCTCCCCTGCGGGAAACGCTGCACATTCTTCAATAACTTCTTCTGCCCAGCGCGTATCTGGCGACCATACTAAACCACTTTCAAACAACGGCGCAATAGAGTTTACTCTTGTGAATTTATCATTACCCCTACTAGGTGTATAATTCATGACTGGTATACCCATATTCCTCAACTCTTGTGTTAGCGGCATACCACTAGCTTTTGCCTCTATAAGTACACATTCTGGTTCCCAGTATTTATACTCCTCAAGTGCTCGCCGCCGCAAATCAGGGAAGTCCCATCTGCCACGTTTAGCATCACATAGAATAATGTTTGGTGGTCCTCCCTCTTTAGGATAAAAAACACCCCATGTAGTTATAGCACTAAAATCCGATGTTTCCTTTTTACTATACGCTGTATCATAAGACTGCATTACATAATCTAATGGTGGTATATCATCTTTCTCCCACATATTCCACCACTCACGTTTAAGTATAGCTGCCATATCGCCAGTAGGATTTTGCTGCCATTGCGCTTCCCACTTACCAACTGACAAACTACCTTTAACACTTAATAAATCTTCCTTTTTCCAAAACTCAGGCCAAAGGGGTTCTTCACTCTCTGGCATTAATGCCGGAAACTCAACTACTTCCCATTTATCTGCTAATATATCTCTGCCCTGCTGCTTTATTAATTTACCTGTTAAATCATTATCTGCCCAGCGGGTCATAATAATAACTATCGCACCTCCTGGTTGTAAACGCTGGCGCGGACCAGATGTATACCACTCATAAGCATGTTCTAATGCTGTAGGGCTAAGTGCATCCTGTTCACTGTGCGGGTCATCAATAATCAATAAATCTGCACCACGGCCTGTAACCGCACCGCCAACACCAGCCGCAAAATATTCTCCACCTTTACTTGTCTCCCAACGTCCCGCTGCTTGGCTATCCGCACGTAATTCTACTCCAGGAAAAAGGCTGGTATATTCTGCAGAGTTCATTAAATTACGCACCTTTCGGCCAAACCTAAAAGCTAACTCAGCCGTATGTGTTGTCTGCATTATCTTTAATCGTGGGTTTTTACCCATTAACCAACTAGGTAATAAATAACTGCCAAACTCACTTTTTGTATGGCGCGGTGGCATATTTACAATTAATCGTTTTAAATCACCACTAGCTATACGGTTAAACTTCTCTGCCATAATTTTATGGTGGCGTCCATTTATAAATTCAGGCCAAACCGTTTTAGTATACTCCATAAAATCTTGTTGGCTGGCCTCTGCTTGCTTTATCTCCGCAGCTCGCTCTAATAAATGGGCATACTTTTTTAATTGTTCTTCAGGTACAAGTTGAACATCCATTATCCATGGTTCCTCAATAACGCGGATATATTATAAATATATCGAAAATTTTTCTAGGGCAATGAACCTATGACGATTCTACAGTATAAGGGGGGTGACGGTCTCGGCTTTTGATCGAGTAAAGTCAATATCTTGAAACTTTTTTGCTACCACATGATATGTCCAAAACATGGCTACAGACCAAGCTATAGCCAAGGGGACGGTCTCGCGGGGGTACAAAAAAACACCGCCCAGCGTGGGCGGTGTTTAGTGGCGGGGGACCCGTAGCCCCCCTGCGCTAGTGTTATTTGGTAGGCTGGGGCTGTACTACCAATTTAATGTAGCCAGTACCCCATGTGGCACTGCTGGGGCTATAGCCGCCATTTAACAATGCCAGCAAGCAATTAGGCTTTTTAGCACTGTGGCCTAGCTTACTTGCCGCCTTTAGTATTGCCGCCAAGCTAGTATTGCCATCAATGCCGTACAGCAACCAGCTTTGTATTGTGTGGCGTACACCGCCCACCTTGCCATTAAAACCAAATGGCACTGGCTGTGCTTGGTCAAGCTGTACATTGCCTAGCGGTACAACTTGTACATTGTGCAAATTGCCGCCAGCTTGCCCGTTAATAAATGCCCATAGCTGGGCATAAGTTATTTCATCGCCAGTATGCTGTAATGTAGCAACGGTGGCAGTGGCGGTAGTAGTAGTGGCCTTTTGGGTGGCCTGACCCTTTTTAGCGTTTGGCATTTTTAAACCCTCCTATGCGGTTAATGCCGTAACCAGTATTGGCTACAATTTTTATTATGCACATTTAGGCGTCGCGCACAATACTTATTTTTACTTTTTATTACTTTTTTATTAGGGCGTAAAAACCCAGCACTATTAGTGCAAAAATTAACAACCACATTATTACCTCTTTGCTGTTTGTTTTTTGCAAACTGCAACAAAAGACTTTTTTTGATAACTCTGTTTCTGAAGTATTAAATCCTCTATAATCGTCAAACCTGTTAGAGGAAGATTGATGATGATGTGATATATATAGATTAACATCTATATATATCTGTCGTCCTCAGGGATGGGATCATCATCTCTCATCCTCAGGGATGGGTCCTCGGTAAAAGGGGACGCCTTGCGACGTCCCCCTCTAAGTTAGCCTTGGACTACCAGTTTGACGAATGGTGTCATCCAGTATTTGCTGGACGGTGAGTAACCACCGTGCATCAAAGCATGGAGGCATGTCGGCTTTTTACGTGAGTGTCCCAAAGGCGCGGCTTTATTGAGAACCGTTTTAAGGGACAGGTCACCGTCAACGCCTAACAGCATCCAATCTTGGATGCGTTGCCTGACGCCTCCCGTCTTGCCGCCATAGCCAAACGGGACAGGCTCTTTTGAATCAAAGTCGCAATTAGGCAGTGGCACGATTTTGACGTTTGCCTCATTGCCGCCAGCGTGTTGCTGGACAAATGCCCAAATGTCATCATAAGACAGCTCGCGGTCAGTGACGAGCAGCTCAGCTGATTTAACGACAGTTTTAGCAGTGGATTTTTTAACAGTTTTAGCAGTCATGATATGTCCTTTCTACGACATGTCTATAAGCACCATTGCTTATGATGTAAGAGTAGCACGTACGATTTTTATTGACAAGTCAATAGTTATCAAAAAACATCAAAAAAATTTGGCGTCATCATCTATCATCATCAACCGACAATGAAAGATGAAGATTGATGATATGAGATTGACTGAAGAAGATTGATGACGAAACTAGACTTCTCTCTCCTTTATGATGGGACGAGAGGATGATAGAATATGATTGATAGCCCCCGTCCAATCGTAAGGCGATCCCGAACTCCAGTCAGGTATCAAGGGATCATC